CTTTCATTAAGTTGTAAATATCTAAATGTTCATAGGCAGCCTGCACTGTATCGCGGACATTTTGCGGTATATCATCGCCGTCCAATCGCCATTCCAAACGTGCAACGGCTGCTTTGCGTCTGCGAACTTGTCCACCTACCAATGGGTCACGCAACAATTCGCGGTATACATCAATGTGTCGCCCCATTTTGCGTAAAATCGGGTCGGGATTGGGCAGCCAGCCGTTAAAGCCGTGCATACCAAATCGCGCTGAAACCGCGATTTGGCTTGCCATTTGTTCGGGTGTGGCAAGAATTGTGCCATTGGGGGTTTTGAGTTTAATGTGGGGTTTCATAAATCTTTCCAGTTTTCAGGCTGCCTGAAATCAAAATCCGTCTGTTAATCGGCTACTTCGGCGCACGGCTCGGCTGCTGACACGCACCGCACCAACATTTAACTCTCGGCTAGCATAATGCGCCAAAAGCAGTGCGATTGCGGTATCGCCGTGGCGTTTGTTGCCGTCCGCACCACGTGTGCGCGTGTCAGGAATGCGTGGGATACCTTTAATCAATTCAAAGGCGCGCAAGTCCGCCAAGATGTCTTCATCACGTGGTAAGCCGTCCAGCGTGCCGTCTTCCAATGCTGCTTTAAATGGTGCAGTGTGGCTGCGATACCAGTTTTCAGACAACATCACGGCTTGTACGCACTCGCCACCAAACTGGTCTTGCATGGCTTCGGCTAAATACTGACCATTACCACGAGCGTCCAACGCCGCACCCAATAAATTTGGCAAACCCACCAACAGATACGCGCAAATCTGCTCTTGCTGCTTAAACGGCATATTGCCCAATTCCAAGATAAACGGCGTTTTGAGCATTAAATCAGGCTGTTGAATGAGTGGCACAATTGCGGTGCGGTCGCCATTTCGGGCAAAATCTACACCGACAAAGCTGTGGCGCGTGTTGTCCAATTGCTGCAAATAAGGGTGCAGGCTACCTGAAAGCCAGTCTTGCACTTCGGCGGCGCGTTGATGTTCGGGCAGTAACTGGAAATTATCCGTTTGGTCGTAACGCAACACAGGCGTGAACGGCGACATTCGGCTTTCAATCAACGTGCGGTTCAGCCATTTACCACCACCATTTTTGGGAATGCAGTCCAGCTCTTCACTGGCATCATCGCCGTAACTGGCGCGGATTTCGGCAACCCATTCGCGTTCGGCTTGCTCCGTCCACTCTTTGCCTAACCGTAAACAAATGCGTTGATATAAGCCATCTTGTAGCGCATCATCAAAGGTAATGCGATGCATGGAATACGGTTTTTTGCCTGCGCGGCAGTCGTTGATTAACTCATTAAATGGGTTATCCACGCCATCGTGCGTGGAAATGATGTGAACCTGTCCGCCCCACATCAGCAACGCCATCGCTGCTTTGAGCAGCTCGGGCAAATCATCGTGGAACGCTGCTTCGTCCAAAATCACGCGCCCTTGTTTACCGCGCAAATTGTTCGGGCGGCTGGATAAAGCAGTAATGCGAAAGCCTGATGCAAAGCGAATAATGAACGCCAAAATCGCTTGTTTGTCATCGCCTTCTACAAACACTTCTTCGGTTTCTTCAATTTCGCCAGCCGCCAAGCCGTAAAATTTTGCCCAGTTGCCGCAATCGTTGATGAATTCCAATGCCATGTCTTTGTTGTAGCCGATGTACCACACGTTCATGCCGTTGGTTTGCGCGGCGAGCAATGCGCTATCCGCCGCCTCCGCCCACGACAAACCGATGCGGCGCGATTTTTCACAAACTTTGACGGGGTTGGTATCGGCAATCCAGCGTTGTTGATACGGCAGCAAAACCATTGGGGTGCGGCTTTCAGGCTGCTTGAAAATGGTTTCGCTCATGTCGCAATCCCTATAATTTGTTTACGGATTTGTGCGGCGGTGTCGTCTGATAAGCCGCCTTTTTTCACGGCTTTGGCGACTTCATCGGCAGCGGCTAGGGCGCGTGATTTGACCTTGTTTTGATATTCTTTTAAGCGCGTGGATGCAGAAATCAACCCTGCAATACGTTTACCGCCCTCGCTCAACAAATCAAACCGCGCCTCGGGTGCAAGCTCTTCGCTGTCTTTTTCGCTGATGTCCACCAAGGCTTCAAACAACTGATTTTGCAACAATGCCATCAAGGCTTCGCTGCGGCTGTCGTTTTCATCATCGGCATTGGCGACAATTAACTTGGCGGCTTCGGTGCTTTCCTTAATGGCTTGCAAACGGCGTTGGATTTTGTATCCGTGGCGATGCACGGCGGAACGGCTAATTTGAAAACCCTGTTCATTGAGCCACGCCGCCAATTCGGTGTAATTGGCAAAACCGTTTTCAATCAAACGGCGTTCAAATTCGCGGCGGACGTTTTCAGGCAGCAATTCCATGCTACTGCGTGGCGACATATCAGCTCTCCCAGTATTTTTCAGGTCGGGCAATGCCAGCCTGACACTCAATCGTGTATTCGGCAATATCCACACCCAAACGGTTTAAATCGGCAAACCACATTCCGCTTGGCTGTTTGGTTAAATCCAAGAGTTTGCGGTCTTGCAAATATTCAAGCTGTTGGCGTAATTCTAGGGCGGTTACATTGGGATAAATGCCACGCATTACGTCCAATAAAAAGACTTCGCTTGATGTGTAGGGGCGAGCTTTGTTCAGCGTGTTGATGATGTGCCAACGCATACCTTCGCGGCGGTATTTTTCGTTCATTTTTTCGCGCTTTCCATTTTGTAAAGGTCGGTCAAAGTCTTTTGAATACTGTCCATTTTGGCTTCTAAAATCGCTTGATTGCGAATGTAGTCTTCACGCAAGACAAATTTTTCAGGCAGCAAGGCTTTTTGTTCGGCAAATTGCGTTTGTAGTTTTTCAAAGTTTTCAGATAGGCGGTCTTGCTGTCTTTGGCGTTCATCTTGTTGCGCCTGAAATTGACTTAACAGCATTTTGCCAAAGCCCCAGCACACCGCCAAAAACGACAACAAAAAGCTGACAAGTTGCCAAAATTCAATGCTGATAAAAGTTTTGTTATCCATTTATTTCTTTCAAAGTTTGGCAAATCACGCACAAACGGCAACCTGAAACAATGCGTTGTCGTGCTTCGGGGATTGGGTCGCCACATTCTTCGCAATGTGTGGCGGACGGCGCGTTGTTTTCAGGCTGCCTGAATTGCGCCAACGCTTGTTCGCGGAATCGCTCTTCGTTTTCGCAAGCGCGGTCAATAAAATCAGTCATGTTGGGCTTTCTTGTACCACGCCAGCCAGCCTGAAACTTGCGTTTCTAATTTTTGGCAATACGTGCCATAGCGCACTGCGTGGTTTAACAGTTGTTCGGGTGAGCCATCGGTGGGGCGTTCGGGACGCTCGTAAACCACCAATAGCTCGGAAGAGATGGGCAGTAACACCGCTCGTTTAATCGGTGTAGCCAAAGGCGCGGTTGTAGAGGTGCAGGCTGCTTATTTGAGCAACATAATGACGTTTTGCCGATAAATAACCGCTGCCCCACGCACACGCAATCAATGACAAAAACAGCGTGAAATAAACTGCGTAGCGGTATTTATTCAACATTGCCCACATCGTTTTGACCTTTCTGCGCGATTTGCGCCACTTGTGGCACGGCAGCAATGCCGCGTTTAATCAAAGCATAGCCGCCCACCATCATGCCGTATGCCCACCATTGCCATTCGGGCGCATTGGGCGTTTGCATGAATTTGTAGGTCATGCAGC